TTGGGCAAATTATGTTTATAAAATTATAAATCAGGATAAAAATAAAAAATGAATATAGGATTTATAGGACTAGGTAAACTAGGTCTTGAATGTGCCGAGGCAATGGCAGGTACTCATTATTACCAAGACTCTACGTTTAACGTATCAGTAATAGGATATGATATAGTAAAAAAAATTAGTGATAAGATTACTATTACAACCAACATTAAAAATGCAGTAATAGACAAAGAGTTTGTTTTTATTGCAGTACCGACTCCACATGATCCAAAATATGATGGTAGTACTCCGACATCGCATTTAGAAAACAAAGAGTTTGATTATTCTTATGTCGAAGATGTATTACATAAAATTAAAAATTATATAACTAAAGATCAAAATATAGTTCTTATTAGTACTGTATTACCAGGAACGTGTCGCGAACGATTTATTCCAATAATCAAAAATACAAATTGTAATTTTATATATAATCCGTACTTAATTGCAATGGGTACAACTGCATGGGACATGTTAAATCCTGAAATGGTTATTATAGGCAATGCCGACGGAATCCGAGAATTGGATTCTCCGACAGGTAAATTAATACAGTTTTATAAAATAATAATGCAAAAGTATGATACAAGATTTGAAGTAGGTACATGGGACGAAGCAGAATGTATTAAAATTTTTTATAATACATTTATATCAGCAAAAGTTGGACTTGTTAATATGATACAAGATGTTGCCGAACGCAATGGTAATATAAATTGTGATATTGTTGCTAATGCTATTGCCAAATGTACACAACGTATTATGGGCGAAGCATATATGAAACCTGGTATGGGCGATGGTGGGCCTTGTCATCCTAGAGACAATATTGCATTACGATATCTAGCAGAAAAATTAGATTTAGGGTATGATTTATTTGATGCTATAATGACCGCAAGAGAAGTTCAAGCAAAACGTATGGCAGAAAAACTTATTAGTTTTGATATGCCAGTTGTTATTTTAGGAAAATCATTTAAACCTGATGTTGAATTTACAGATGGTAGTAGCAGTATGTTGGTCGGATATTATGTAAAAGAATTGGCACCTCATTTGAGTTTGTATTATGACGAAAATCCACAATTCGAACCTACAACAGAAGAAATCCATGATATACCGTGTGTCTATTTGTTAGGACATAGAGGTAAACACTACGATTTTAATTTTAATTGGAATAGTATTGTAGTAGATCCATGGCGAGAGTTTTATTCTGAAAATATAACAGTTTTACATTACGGAAATACTAAAAATTTATATGAAAAAGCTGGCAATAATAGGATGTAGTCATTCAAATGGTGTGATGCTTACTGCACCACCGGATCAAAAACCAGTAAGACATCGTATAAATGACATGCATGAAAAAATGTTAGAATGGGGATATTGGAAAGGTTGGCCACATGATATATATGAAAAATACAACTATGAAACACATGTATATTCGTTCCTAGGGGGCGGAATTCAAGATGCATTTTTTACTTTAAATTATTTTTTGGGTAATAATATATATTATGATAAAATTATACTTCAATTAACTTCAGAGCCTCGATGGCGTTTCTATCCAATGGAAACAACTTTTAAATTTAAAAAATATACTAATCCAAATAAAAAAGAAATGTTTTTTAGAATCTTTCCTTTATGGTCAAAGTTGACTATCCATGAAAATCCGGCTAGGAGGGAAAAAGAATTTATAGGTGGATATTATGAAACGTATGCTAAAAATTTATTATATGCTATTGATTATTTGCCTTTTGATATTTTAGCATTTCCGTGGTGTGATTATGGTACTAAAACAAATCTTAAATATATTATTCATAAAGATGGTTTTAATGAATGGTTAGAAAATAAATTAGGAATAAAACAACATACGTTACATAGAGTAGATTATATAATTAACAATAAAGAATTTAAAGGCAATCATCTCGATGAAATAGCACAAAAATATATTACAGAAGAATATTGTAAAAAAGAACTGGATAAATTTTTGGTATGAATAAAAAAATAGATATAATAAACCTGAAAGGAAAATATGAAAATCACACGAAATTTTAGGTTGCAAGAACTAACAAAAAGTACAACGGCTATACGCAAAGGTATAGATAATTTACCAAACACAGAACATCTAGTTAATCTTACAAATTTATGCTGTCACATACTTCAACCAGTACGAAGTTATTTTGGACAGGTTGTTACAATAAACAGTGGCTACCGCAGTCCTAATCTCAATAAAGCCGTTGGAGGATCAAGTAAAAGTCAACATTGTAATGGTGAAGCGGCTGATTTTGAAATTATGGGATTACCTAATTTAGAATTAGCAACATGGATTAGAGATCATTTACAATTTGATCAACTCATTTTAGAATTCTTTAATCCCTTAGAAGGTCCTAATAGCGGATGGGTTCATTGTTCATACAGAAAAGACGGAACAAATAGAAAAAAAACAATGACTGCTTTAATTAAAAATGGAAAAACTTCTTATTTAAATGGTTTCGTTACAAAATAATGATTGATTTAATTGTTTATATATGTTATAATATATTACGAATAAATCTAATCTCTTGAAAGGAACCAAATGGCAAAAATACTATCATCAACCGATGTAGCAAAACTAAAACAAATAGTTAACGAAGGAATCCAAGTAACCCAAGAAATGACTGATCTTAGAGAAGGACTCAAAGATACAGTATCAGCAGTAGCCGAAGAACTTAACATGAAACCGGCTACACTCAATAGAGCAATCAAAATCGCCGCTAAAGGACAACTTACACAAAGCAAAAAAGACTTTGAAGAAGTTGCAGAAGTTTTAACAGCAGTCGGGCGAACTGCATGAGTTATGTAGACGCATTTTTTGAACGTAATAAAGATGTTATACATGTTGTTGAACGAGTAAACGAAAAACGAATCTTCAGAACATATCCTACAAAGTATGCCTTCTTTTATCCCGATGCAAAAGGAAAGTATCGTTCTATTTACGGCAAACCTTTAAACCGTGTTAGCACAACTAGCGGAAAAGCATTTCAAAAAGAAAGAAAACTCTATAGCCATAAGCAGTTATACGAGTCTGATGTAAATCCCATTTTTCGATGTTTAGAAGAATATTATTTAGGTAAAGAAGCACCAACCCTTAACAAATGCTTCTTTGATATTGAAGTGGATTTTAGTTCTAGTAAAGGATATGCAGATCCGTCTAATCCGTTTTCAATGATAAATTCTATTACATTATGGTGTAGTTGGCTTAATGATCTTATTACTTTAACTATTCGCCCAAAAACAGTTTCACGCCAAGATGCAGAAGCAATATGTAATAAGTTTAGCAACACCATGTTGTTTAATACAGAAGAAGATTTATTAAACAATTTTTTAGTAATTATACAAGACGCCGATATACTTAGTGGGTGGAATAGTGAGGGCTATGATATACCATATACCGTAAACAGAGTTGCTAGAATATTAGGCAAACAACGAATGCGTGACTTTTGTTTGTGGAATCAATATCCTCGCAAAAGAGAATATGAAAAATTTGGTAGAGAACAAGAAACATTTGATTTAATAGGACGAGTACATTTAGATTATATGGAACTATATCGTAGATATACATATCACGAAATACATTCATATAGATTAGATGCTGTTGGGGAATTTGAAATAGGCGAAAACAAAGTTCCATACGAAGGTACATTGGATCAATTGTATAACAATGACTATGAAAAGTTTATTGCATACAACAGGCAAGATACAATGATGCTTAAAAAGATGGATGATAAACTACAGTTTATAGATCTTGCCAATGTACTTGCTCATGCTAATACTGTATTACTGCAAACAACAATGGGGGCTGTAGCAGTAAGTGATCAAGCAATTATAAATGAAGCACATAGTCAAGGACTTCAAGTACCAGATAAAAAGAAAAATTTTGACGCAGAGTTTGATACTGCCGCAGGTGCTTATGTAGCACAACCAAAGGTAGGAATGCATGATTGGGTATGCTCTATGGATTTAAATTCGTTGTATCCTAGTGTAATTCGTGCATTGAATATGGGTCCAGAAACAATCATTGGACAACTGCGATTAGATCGAACATACGATATGATTCGCAAAAAAATGAATAATAAAGCAAGTTTTGCAGAAGCATGGGAAGGTATATTTAATACATTAGAATATGACTTAGTACAAGAGCGAGATGTAGCAGAAAAGATCACTGTAGACTGGGAAAATGGAGAAACAGATCAATACACAGGTGCAGAAATTTATGACACAGTATTTTTACAAAATAATCCATGGGCAATATCAGCAAATGGAACTATATTTAGATGTGATACCAAAGGTGTTGTTCCAAACTTGTTAGAACGTTGGTATGCAGAACGCAAAGAAATGCAAAAGAATTTGCAGAATGCAATAGACACCGGTGACAAAGAAAAAATAGAATTTTGGGATAAAAGACAACTTGTTAAAAAAATTAACTTAAATAGTTTATATGGTGCTATTTTAAATCAGGGATCAAGGTTCTTTGACTTACGAATGGGTCAAAGTGTAACATTAACTGGTAGGTCAATTGCAAGGCATATGGCCGCAGAAGTTAACAAAGTACTTACAGGAGAGTACGATCATGTTGGATCCTCTATCATTTATGGCGACACTGACAGTGTGTATTATTCTGCTATACCTTCTCTCAAGGAAGATATAGATAATGGTAATGTTGAATGGGATAAAGAAAAGGCAATTAAATTATATGATGTTATAAGTGAGGAAGTAAATTCCACATTTCCAAAGTATATGAATAAAGCATTTGGTATTTCAATAGAAGCAGGACAAATTATAAAAGCCGCTAGAGAAATTGTTGCTACAAGCGGATTATTTATTAAAAAGAAAAGATATGGTATCTTAGTATACGATGAAGAAGGTAATCGCAAAGATGTTAACGGAGAACCTGGCAAACTTAAAGCCATGGGCTTGGATCTAAAACGTAGCGATACGCCTGAGTTTATGCAAAAATTCTTAGAAGAAATCTTATTTGATGTGTTAAATCGTAAAGGACAAACAGAAATTTTTTCAAAGATAAAAGACTTCAGAGAAGAATTCAAAGAACGACCGGGTTGGGAAAAAGGTACTCCGAAGCGTGTCAATAATCTAACCAAGTACACTAAGTTATATGACAGAACAGGCAAGTGTGGAGTTGGACACGTTATGGCGGCTATTAATTGGAATAGGCTACGAAAAGCATATTCTGATAATTATTCATTAGAAGTAACAGATGGCATGAAAACCATAGTATGTAAACTGAAAAGTAATCCCATGGGAATGACATCTATAGCATATCCAATAGATGAACTACACTTACCTAATTGGTATAAAGATCTTCCATTTGATCATAGTGAAATGGAAAAAACAATTATTAACAAAAAAATAAGTAATCTTATTGGTGTGTTAAATTGGGATCTTAAAGATACTGAAAATACCAATACATTTAATTCATTATTTGAAGTATCATAATAAATATTTGTTGAATGAATTAGGACAATGAACTTGAAAAAAGAAGATAGAGAACTTTACGATTCATGGAAATATAAAAAGGGGAACTTCATGGAATTTAATAATCCAGTTTTTCAAACCATTTTAGGTTTAATAATTTTTTACATAGGACTCAAAATGTTTTCAGGTGGTATGAAAACTATGGGCCACATAGAACAACTTGAATGGTTTTTAGGAAATCCTTATTGGATGTTTCTTGGATCAATAGGTTTTACTATTCTTTGGCAATCATCATCTCTTACTACAACCGCTGTTATAGGACTTGTTGCATCTGGTGCATTGCCATTACCATCTGCAATTGCCGCTATATTAGGTGCAAATATTGGCACAACTGGCACTATATGGATTGCAGGAATATTAGTAAGCGACGGAATGCCTACGGGCATTACACGACAGGTAGCTCTTATACATACAGGGGTGAATACAATTATGGCGGTTGCTTTACTTCCATTTATACAACCTATGGCACGATTTATATCAAAATTTTAACTTGACATTAGCCGCTCGGCATGTTATAATATATTAACTAATTTATCTAAAGGAGATTTATGAAGGATATTCTTTTGGACCTAGTTGACCATACTGCTGGTCTTGGGTTCATTGAAAATGTAAAAGTAACAGGAACAACTGAAGAAACTGTATTTGAAGCAATGGATCCGGATAGGACTGTTATTTTAAATGCAAAATCACATAATCCTGTGCCGGAATTCATTGGTGAATTTGGTATGGGCAATTTAGGCTTTTTAAACGGTATTGTAAACTTAGACAGTTACAAAGTAGACGAAGCAACAATTAATGTAAACAATCGCGAACGAAATGCTGAACAAGTATTAGAGTCATTAACATTTGAAGATCAATATGGTAATACTGATCAGTATAGATTTATGAGTAAAGAAGTTGTAGATCAACAACTTAAAACTGTTAAATTTAGAGGAGTTAATTGGAATGTTTCGTTTGAACCATCAAAGCAAAGTGTTCAAGAACTTGCACAAATTGCAAACATTTATGTAAACATTGAACCAACTTTTTCTGTACGTACTGAAAATGGAAATGTTGTTATTGGTGTTGGAACCGATGATGGTAGCGGACATGTAGGTAAACGTATTTTTGCAAGAAACGTAGTAGGCGAATTAAAGCAACATTGGAGTTGGCCATTGCATCAAGTATTAGGTATTCTTAAACTTGGTATGAGTGGTGCTTGTGTTATGAATATTTCAGATCAAGGTGCATTGCAAATTGCTATTGACAGCGGACTTGCAACATATGATTATATTTTACCGGCCATGAATAAATGAGACTAGTAGCATTTGGTTGCAGTTTTACATGGGGCGAAGGATTATCTGATGTGTGGAATAAAGAAACAGGAAAACATATTAGAAACAAACATAGCAAATTAGCATGGCCGCAATTATTGGCAGATAAATTAAACGTTAAATGTATTAATAACGGAATTCCGGGAGCTAGTAACAAAGAAATATGGTGGAAAATTATTAATTTTGATTTTATAGAAAATGATATCGTTGTTATTTTTTGGACCATAAAAGATAGAATAACTATTTTTAAAACCTCAAAAGAATACATTAGAATTAGACCATGGAATTCTCCTAGAACATTTGACAAAAGTCCGTTATTTTATAAACATTTTTATGAAGAATTTGATGCAACAATTGATGCATATTTTAGAAAAGATCATGTAGAAAAAATATTGAATTTAAAATCTATATTAAATTTTCATGAAACAATACCAAATATAGTAGGTGAACATAATTTAGATTTTGCATTAGATAATACCCATCCTGGACCTAAATCCCATGAAGCATTTGCGACAAAACTTTATAATGAAATAAAAAATGAAAAACCAGAAAAATTTAACTGAAAGCAATAAAGATTATGCAGTCTTTCTTCCTAG